CCCACGAATGGGTGGTGGCAGAGCCAGCTGCATGGCAGCCGTTTCTTCAAGCCTAGGGGGTCCCAGAGCCTAGGTTGAACGGGGCGCCGCCCCGACGTCATCAAATCGTCCGGTCGATTTTAACCGGTATCTACTAAGTAGATGATAGCGAATGACGCTCAATCTAAAATTGAGCGAATTGTTGCATGAGTATAGGAAGACCGACCTCTACAACCTGTGACAGGACTGGCCCAATCTTGTCCCAGAAAGTGACGGTCTCCTCAGTGAGCTCGGTGTCTGCATCCTCAGAACACGGTCTGAAGGTTATCTTCAAGAAGTGCTCAGACGAATACATCTGCGACAAACACTGAAAGATGCTCGTGCTGTGCAATGCGCGGGTGAGCAAGTCACCCACCTTGGCACCACGGAGGTAATAAATGGCAACCACCTCAACATGATACTTCATGTTAGATGCTCCATTGATCATGACCATGGCATCAGCACTGGACGGGCAGTTTGTGGTGTTAGCGTCCGTTTCAAGTCGAAACTTGGTGTTGTCAGCCATCCAGACCACATTGGTTGCTGTGTTGACAGCGCTGCTGGAACTAGCACTGGGCATCATCGCGATATCTGCATATGTGTGATTACCCCAAGTATCGGCTTCGTCACCAACACCGCGCCAGCCAACAACTATCCCCTCCTGAACAGTGATGTTCGAGATTGGAGTCACACGCAGGCCAACACAGAAGCAAGCATACTCAAGCTCTGTGCCGACTGCTGCAGCCGTATAGGGACTGTTGTACCACGCCCTCCCGTAAACGCCGAGAGGATAAACTGCCCCCGGAGTAGGCGTCGTGTCACCAACGTATCCTACATCCGAGTAGCAAATGCCATTCCTGTCGGAGTATGGGCCTTGTTCAGAAGAAACAACGACAAACCCAAACCCACCGCCGTTCGTTTCCATCTCGATCACTCTTGTGAGTGACTTGATGTTACACGAAACGACATTGCCATCATCACCCGATGTGAGAATGGCTCGGTCGAGATTGGGGTTGAAAGGATCACGAACTGTAGAAAGTGCCTGACGGCATATTCTATTACACTCAAGGCGGGCGGACTCGCGAATCTTCTGAGCGCGAGGGCCGGCGGCCTTGATGTGTTTCCGCATCCCCCGATAGTGTGGTCGATCAGGTCTAATGACCTCATTGACATGACCGTTTAGGTTACGGTACACCTCGGGTTTTGTAGCTGGACCTGGACGCGTGTGTACTTGCTTGACCTCGCGTTCAACCTGGTTCAACCTCCTATTAATTCGTCTTTTCTTCTCCATGTTCAGAGTCTTCCTTGCCCGCCCGTAACTGTGTTGCTCAGTTAATAACACAGAAAGACTCAGGTCGGCTAACGCCTGACCGTCCGGGAAATGCCGCAACTCATACGCCAACTGCGAAGCTCGCAAGTGTGGACAATGGGTGTCGGAGAGAAATTTGACGACCATCTTAGCCACGGAACTCGGGATAGGCGATGCCTTTCCCGCAGTCCAGTGATGTGAGCAAAACTCCACCGCACGTGCCGTGAAGTATCTTTCGCACACACGTAATGGTGCTATCTGTCTCATTCTCTTTTCGAAAGCCGCCTCACTCCCAGTGGGGACGAAAGCTAAACAATCGTCTCCCATGGAAATGACATCCTGGGCTCCACACGACACAGACCTAAGCACAGCGATAATACAATTACCGCTAGAGGTGCCCATCCTACCAGATGGTTGGATGCCAGTCTGCTCTGTAGTGAAAGCCCGACCGTCACTAGTAGCATACACCTTGCGGGAGCAAAGCACAGCCAGATTAGAGTACCGCAAAAGCAGTGTACTTTTCTGTTCAGGCGTATATGACGTCTTATCGACTGTCAAATACCTGAAGTACATCTCAGCCATGAGATCGGTCTCTGTAACCGACCAATCCCAAGACTGGATGTCCACGGAAAGACAGGTGACACCAGGAGGCATGACTTGTTCAATTCCACGGGTGACGGAGGAAGCGTGCTCATCTGTGAAGCCCATCCCTGGCTTGAAAGGGTTGACTCGGCCGTCGGGAGTGAAATCCCAATGGTCGATAGACCACTTATCAAACCGGCGAATGAGCATGCACTCGACAACTTTAAGCACTGCGGAGGAAGGTATGATAAGCCGGAGCTTATCTATCGCAACCTTCCTAGAAGGGTGGGGCTCGTTCTTGATGAAAATTTTATACACTCGTGTCAGCCCAATCTCGTATAGCTCCCTGGCACTGTACTGCCGGAAGTCTACCGTCGACATGGCTCTCCACAAGTGTTCCACAAGAGAGTAAAAGTATTCGAAATGGACAGGGTTTTCGAGCAACTCGGTTACCGTCCTTGCCTCCAGCTCAGGGTCAGGTCTCGAATCAGACTTAAAAGTCCGAAGGATATACCTGACATTGACCTCCGAAAGGGGGATCACTGATCCTTTCCGCTGGAAGCTTGGATACTTTTCAAAGACTTTTCGCACCTGGCTCGGGCTGTAGCCAGCTTGCGCGTCTTCAAGAGAGGAAGGAGAGACTTGTACGCGTTGGCACGCTTCCCCTTCGTCTCTTTGGAGTCTCGTATGGAATCGAGCATTGAGTGAGCGATTTTCGGCGTCAGCACCCCTCGCTGGGAGGGTGTAGTCGCCGATGGGCACACTTGCCCACTTGCCTTCTCTTCCGATTTCTCGGATAAGCTCCCCGATTTTCGGGATCCCACGCGCGGGCTTGTCCGGCGTGGACTGCAGCCTGCGGTGGGTTCGGATAGCTTCTCCAGGGGGGGACACCCACCTGGAGACGGTTGGAGGGGCGGAGCCTTCCTTCCGTATGGCTTTGGCGGTCTTACCCGGCGCACCGGGGCCGTCCGAAAATCCCGTACAGGTCCTTCAAGGACACGGGGCTGCTTCGAGAGGGAGTTCAGGAGAGCTGTAGTGCCCTCGTGAGTGTAGCCAGCGTCATATGGACTACCAAACTTGGCGTCTATATCCTCCAGGTACTCAATCTCTCTCTCGACTCGACTACCCCAGCTGCCACCCCTCGGGGAGGCGTCAGCTGGGAGAACGTCGAAGCCCCAGTCCCCGGCATATCTTGAAACACGGGAGTCCTCAAACAGGAACTCCAACTCAAAATCACCGAAGACCAGGAGTCCTTTCTGAGTCTTCTTGGATGGTACCAAGGGACCATGGATCAGGTTCCTGGGGAGTGGTGA